CGTGCGCTTTGTGAGGAGTGCCTGCCGCACGTGTTCCATCAGATTGTACAGGGAGAGGCAGCCTTCTTTCGGGTCCTCATCGAAAATGGAGAAACCGATCTCGATATCCACCCGGCTGTAACGGTCTTCGGTGTCATGCACCTTGACCGCATAGCAGTAGATGTAGGATTCTCTCTGCTCCGGTTTCGTAGAAAATGGCGGATATCCCGCATAGACAGAGACAGGGATCGTGCCCCACCTCTGGTGTGTGCTGTACTCTTTCACCGCGTCTCGGATGCGCGCGGCGACGTTCTCCATGGCTTCTATCGGTGTCATGCTGCCTCCTAACCAAACAACTTAGAAAAGCGAAAATCAATTTCATGCGTGAAGCGCTTATTCAGGAACTCCTCCGCTTCGTCGCCCCACTTGGAGAAGATTTCCTCGTTCCCGACCATCTGCGGGATGCTGGGGCCCGCCGGAGTCTTCAGCGGATACCTCGCGCCGCCCACACGTTTCATGGGACCGACGTATCCTTTCGGGAACTGCCGGGCAAATAGCCCCTTGACGGGCTTTGGGCTCCCGCGGCGGAGCACTTTCACGCGCATGGGGCCGCGCCGTCCACCTCCGATTTTGAAAGAGGTGAGCGGCATGGTCTTGCCCGTAGAGATGATTTTCCCCGCGAGCTTCCCTGCGCTCGCCCGGTTCTTCCGAAGGCTTTTCTTGACGCTTCCCGCACGGACGATGTATTTCTCTCGCACGGTCTTCGCCATTTCCTTCGGCACGTGTGTCAGCGTGCGGTTGATGGCAGCGGCGGCTGCACGGTCCGCTTCTCTCGGAGCAAGAGCGAGCATAGTCTTGGCGCGCTCGATGCGCTTTTGGTCAAATGAAATGGTAATCATCGTTCATTCGCCACCAATCCGATGGTCAGCATGCCCATATCCTCCTTCACGCTCTGCACGATGTAGATTTCCTCATCCACCGTGAACAGCTGCCCGTAGACGGGCGTCTCTTCTTCAAGGTCAGATGCTTTTACATTGACTGTCAGATCCGCGCCGTAGATGGTGGGATAGGTCTTGCTGATGCCTTCTCCGATGGACAAGGCCTGCTGAATGGTGTCCCCCTGCAGGATGCATGTACAGAGTGTATCGTTCAACATATGCTCTTCCCCAAATTCCGACAGGTTCAGGAAAGTGCCTCCGTTGTCCTTCTCGACCTGTTCTTTGAAAGAAATCAACCTTCGACAGTGCCTTCTACATCTGGGGCGGGCAGTGCATCCTCGCTTTCCGCCTTCTTGTCCGCTGCGCCTTTGCCCTTCGCCGTTTTCCCTTTCCCTCTTGCTGATGCTTTCACGGGTGTTTTTGCGGGTTCTTCAGCGGCTTCTTCTGCTGCGCTTTTCTGCGGCACGACTTCTGTGTAGTCTTCGGATGCAAGGAGTGCCTTGCCTGTCTCGTCATCCAGCTCGACCACTTCACCGCGGCGGAAAATCTTTCCATAGGCCGAAAGGCAGTTTCGTTTCACGAGAATGAACATGGT